GATTTAAGTATTATAAATTCGTACGAGCCGGCAGAGATTAGAGAGAATAGTCTTCCATCTAAATTCAATGCTTATGTAAGTATTGACTTAAAAAACTTAAAAACAGGCAACAAATATATAGACAGTTGGTTTGATGTGCGTTTATATACTAAATCGCGTGAAGAACACCCATACGACAAAATGTATGTGCGTTTAAAAGATTTCTTTTATATTGGTTTCCACGCACGCAACACAAGAAGATTGCCCTACAACGTCAAATGCGTCATAGGGCAAGAATATTTATCTGGGTTAGAGACCGAAGCTATGCGTTATACAAATACTTAGTCTGAGTTGATAGTGATAGTACCGCCCATATTGGCGTGCTGCGTGCACTGGTAACTAAAGGTTCCAGCAATCGGTGGAGTAAAGAGTAAGTCATTGCCGGTTTCGTCAGTTTCAATACCTACAGTAACTGTAGTCGTCTTGTTACTATCTGTGTAGATTGCAAACGGATGTCCAGACAGTGAAGCATCGGACAAGTCAAAGTGAATAGTTTCTCCAGCAGTAGCAGAGATTGAGTCTTGCTCAACACCATCAATTTGATACTTGTTACCGTTACCTGTATCTGCAACAGTTACTGCAAAACTGAGGTCAGCATTAGCAACACGTGTAGTGAACAGTACAGCGGCATTAATAGCTAATGTACCAGTAGCAGGGCTATCGCTTGCTGCAGCATCAGTTGCAGTAGCAGTTAAAGTACGAGGACCGCTACCGTTAAATGTAACGTCAAGTCCGCTAATAACATCTGCTGCTTCGCTACTAGTTAACACATAGCTAGGTGAAGCATCACCAGTCTTAGAAACGGTGTAAGTCTCTGTATCACCATCAGAAGGTGAAGTATTACCAGTGATAGTGACTGTGCCGATAGTAGTAGTAGCACCACCGCCACCGCTACCACCTGGGCGACTGCCACCAACTGCTGGCGTAACAGTCATAATTTTGCCGCCACTAATCGAAGGGAAAACGTAGTGTTCAATAAGCTCATAGCTTTCGGTAAACAGTGCTGCACGACGAACTTCGTTAATGCCGTAAAAAACAAAGTTAAAAAAACCGTCGTGGTCAATACGAATATTAGTACCTTCATCAGTATCAAGCGCTAATTTAACAGTACCAGCAGCTGTTGTTACATTAAACACAGTACAGGATACATAGCACTTATTAACTCCGGTTTTCCACCACTCTTTGAGCTGATGAGCATCACCGCCACGCTTAGGACGAGTAAGCAGCATTTCAGTACCAGTGTGCTTTTTAACGTCCTTTACACCAGTAAGAACAAGACTATCAGCCATTGTGTTTATTTATCACTTTCTTCTATTTTAAAAGATTTCTCTGCAGCTCGTTTTCTTCTCATATGTTCTCTATTGCACAAGCGATGCCGCTCTTTTGCAGCTTCTTGCTGTTCCAGAGTATTTCTAGGTCTACGGGCATAAGCGTGCTTAGTACTATTAAATTTACGAGATACCCACTGAAGATTCTCAACATGGCAGTTAGCTTTATTGTCATCTTTATGGTCAATGACACATTGGCCTTTATTACGCCCCATAGGAGTAGGAGGAGGAGGCAAAAAAGCTAATGCAACTAGTGTATGTACCGAGACCGTTTTTATTTTTCCTCGCCCAAGACGTTGAGTAAGATTTACCGTGGGGTATCCGTTTGTAGAGATCTTATGTTTTAAATTCCGTTCGTGAACCCCTTTAGTAGATTTAACTTCGCCTTTCTTGTTGACATAATATTCAATGCAGCATTCAAAACCTTGAAGAGTGTGAATGGGTACCCATTCTTGTGTATCTAAAAAGTGATCCATAACGCATTAGGGAACTCTAACTATACTAACAGTTTTCATAGTATTATTTATTTATGTGAGTTTTAGAAAATCACTCGCATCTAGATATTTACAACGTTCGTAAGGAGCTTAGAACCATCTGGATTGACAACGATTTTCCGAAGCTTCTTGGCGCTGAACTGTATCGGCCCCACCCCGCATACATCATTGAGATGGCTGTGGAACCTGTGGTCGTCCACGATTTCAGCAAGCAACCTGGTCAGACTGTGCAACTTGACCGGTATCGCTTCTGGGGTAAGCCCGGAACCAAGGAGTCTAGGGAGAGAACTGCTGACCAAACCCTCGGCAGTGCAAGTGCACGCAACATCGTCAAGGACAAAGTGCTGGTTACTCTCCGCGAGTACACCGGCCCCGCTGATTCCCGTGACGCCACGCAGCCCTCTACTTTCAAGGTGGCTCGTGAAACTCTGATTACTGCTCAGCGTCTGCTGCTGGACACCGGAAACTTGAACGTCTTCCACCAGTCCATCGGTTCGCTGACACTGCTTGATGACTACCGCCGCTGGCGAGATCGGGTGTTCGCTAACGAACTCCTGAAAGCTGAAGCTTGTGGCAAAGCCGACCAAGAACAAGGCGGCTATTTCCTGCCTGGTGGTAAAGAAAAAGGCGCTACCGGCGGCTCTCTTGGTGTGACTTACCAAGCTGGCGAATCCGCCAAGTTCGATGTCAAGACCGACCTGCTGGAAGTTGTCAAAGATATGCGTAAGCGTAACGTTCCTACGTTCGCTGATGGCTACTACCGCTGCATTGTGGACCCCACCGCAATGATGCATCTGCGTCAGAACTCTGACTTCCGTGAGATTGCCCGCTACCCCGGTACCGGAATGATCAACCCGATGGCCCCTGAGCTTCATCCCGACGCAAACTTCTTTAAAGGTATGGGTCCTGCTTACGGTCAAGCCGGCTTTGTTGCTGGTCAGCCCGTGATGCCTACTGGCTTCCTCTTTGAGGGTGTCCGTTGGTTTGAGTCCACCAACCTGCCTGAAACTGACTACAACCTGGTGATTACTGACGAGAATGCTGGAGCCGCCGACTACGGTGCTGCTCAGCTTATCTTCTTCGGTCCTCAGGCTGTCGGTGTGGGTATTGGTGGTAACAACGCTCAGATTCTGTTGAACAACAACGATGATTTCTCACGTTTCATCATCATGATCTGGAGCTTGTTCGCCGGTTTTGAAACGCTTAATCGCGATTTCATCACGGTTGGTTACTCTTTCGTATATTGATAGGAGGTAACTAACTATGTCTACTATTTTCCCCGGTAACTATGTAGCCCACCTGAACGCTTACCGCGAACAGGGTGTTGTGGCTCTTCCTGGCGTGGAGTTCTATCGCCAAGTCGGCGCTGTGGTCATCGACCCCGACAACGACAGCATCACCACAGTTGATGGTGTTCTGGCAGCTGGTGACTACACTCCCCAGATTCTGTCTCCCGACCTGCGTCAAGATGACAAGCCCCGCAAGGACAAGCCTATGGTTGTCCCTGCTAACGCCGTTGTTTACCGCACTGCTATTTCCGCTCCTGGCGTGAAGTCTGCTGCTGCTGGTGACACCGTTGTCATCAAGACCCTCGGCAGCAACGCTCCTACGTCTGGCACTCTGACTTCTGAAGCAGACCTGTTCTTCCCTATTGAAGGCGTCTCTTCAGCTCTGAACAGCGTGGTTGATGGTACTGCTGTCAGCACCTCTGCTGAAACTGTTGTTGAAATCACAACCTCTGCTGATTTCACTGCCGAGCAGAACCCCTCTGCCGGTGCTTGCCGTAAGGCTCCTTCCGCCATCCTGGTTGAAGTGTGCTACTACGTGCCCGCCCCTGCTCCTGACTATGATGACGTTCATATTCCTTACGGCATTGAAGCCGGACAAGGATATTGATTTACTGAAATCAAACAACAAAGGCGTCTCTACGAGGCGCTTTTTTTGTGCTTATAATGAAGGGAGTGTACCCTAAAAATATGGCCGAACACAAACTATTTCAAGATGAGCGCACTGGTAAACTCGTAGAATTTATTAGTAAACACGACAAAGAGTTTGCGATGGTGAAAGATGCTGCTGGAGTTATTACATACCTTTCATTAGAGCAACTTGTACCATACGATAAAGAAAAAGGTCGTATGTCAAAAATTAAAGTTCCTGAACTGCACGTACCAGAAGAAGAGGCACCTGCAGCTGTTGTGCCTATTGAAGATACTCGCTTAAATCTCAATACTGCTCCTGCGGAACAAATTGCAAAACGACTGCCTGGTGTAGGCTTCGCAACTGCTAAAAAGATTGTTGAACTGCGAATGTCTCTTAGTGGTGAACGTTTCGCAAATCTGAAGCAGCTTGAGAATATTCCTCGTGTAAATTGGGAACAATTAATCGAAGAAGACCTTATTTTTATTAGTTAAACTAGTACTAGTAATAACGTACGGTTACGATGGCTGTAAGTATTGAAGATATTCTCTTAGCCCGTGCTCAACAAGACGAAGCTAGCCGACCAAGTGTCGGAACCGCAGCATCTTTAGGTGCAACTGGCGGTGCATTACTTGGAATGATGGCTGGGCAGCCTGTGCATAATGCTGGCGTCCTGATTAATAAAATATCAGGACGTCAACCTAATCGAATGAAGCCAGGTATGCGTATGGCTGGTGGTTTAGTTGGTGCAGTTCTTGGTGGTGCTTTAGGAGCAGGTGCTAGGCAAATGATGATTCAAGAATCACCAGCCGCACGAATGCTTGCAAAAGTGCAAAC